TTATCTGGTTCCATGGGAGCCCTAATCCTTGATTCCACGTAATAACTTGTTGTTGTAGAGTTCTTGGATTTTGAACGGGAATAGGGTCTGGAGGTAAAATGGGAGGTCTTAACTGCTCATTAGGCTCATCCAGGAATGGTCTTCCGACCATATATCCTGTCCAAACCAGCGCATTTCCTCTCCATTCCATTTGTTTTTCTAAATCTTCTCTTTTAAAGGTAAAGCCGCTGTAATCACATACCCCAAGCGCTGCTGGGCTGTTTTCATTTATGGCTACATACTTACCTTTGGGTCTATACGTCATATAGAACCCCTTCCATAATACGGATCTGGATAAGCACGCAAAGGAACTCTTTCTCTGTCTTCCGTCTTAGCTAAACTGTATGACTTATCTGCCAACGACTCTAGGTAAGCAACTTTATCTAAAGGCAAATTCTCTTTTAGAGCCAACTGATGAGCAACCCCATTCATAAAGGCATTCATATATCTATTAGGAATTTCTGGTGTATTTACTAAAGCGCCAAAATCCTGTATCTGGCATTCATAAGTAAAGTACATGCAATTATTTAAAATATTAGGCGTTGGCCATAACACAACAAATGGAGGTATATTTCTATAGACAATAAAAGAACTAACTGTTCCCGTTTGTAACTTGTTCTGAAAAGCAGTATATTCTGCCCTCGATAATCTCGTTATAGTTCTATCTCTAACTTGATTATCAAAGAATAGTTCTTGAACATCCAGCGTGGCGCCTCCGGTTTCTCTAACCCTGAAATATGTTCCCGGAACAGGAACAGAGATGGAAAACCAAGATATCTGGCCTGCGGTATATGTTTGATCTACAGGCGCGCCTACCTGAACCCAGGTGGCGCCATCATTTGAATATTCAAATACCAGGGTATAATCAATAGTTACATTAGATTGAATACCAACCATTGAAATGGCATAAGTACTTGCTGTCCACTGATAACTAATATATCCATTAGGAGCTGTCTGAATGCAAGCTGTATTAGGATTTCCGTCAAAAGCATTTGAAGCTATTCCGCCGGCGCTTGAAAATGGTGTTCCGCCCAGTCTTCTAGTAGAAGTTCTTATAGTCGCTTCTAATATATCTATACATCCAATAGGTAAATTATAGGAATTCCGGTTCTGCGTTAAGCCAATCATGGCCTCTTTGACAGTATAAAGATTCAATCCGCCTAGGTTATTTACCCAATCTGAAAGTATAAAATTAGCAGAGTTTATGAATGCGTTTACTTTTAATTCGTCTATTTGGTTTCTTTTTATCCCAATACGCTCATAAGCTTCTATGACGTACTTGTCTCCAGGTAAGTTTTGGAATAAATAGGTACCAGATGTTACGGCCACTTTTTTCCATCCTTAATGATGAAGACCCTTCAAAGTTTCTGCTAAATGTGCCCTCTTTCTTAATAATGGATTTTTTGAATGCTCTGCTTTCTTGATCTTACTCATAGGAATCTTTTCTCCCTGAGGAATTCCTAGAGATCTATCCAATGCACCTTTTTTCATATGCATATCTTGAATAAAGTTCTTTTTTGCTCTACTCATTAATCTGTTAACCCCTGCTGAATATAGGTTGCAACCAATGTAGCGGCCCCCGTGCTTGAATTAATCTTTACATTTGAAAATCTAATTGGTTGTATTAAGTTTGTAATCTGATTTGTTGTTGCTGCTGTCATTGCTGTTACAGGAGTAAATACGACTGGAGAAGTATTTGGGTTTTTATTTAAATCTTCAAATGTAACCTGCATTGTATAATTTATGGTCCCGGTTATGACTATTCCTATACCTAAGTTGGCATTGTCAGTATAAATATCATAAGTAAACCAACCAGTTTGACCACTTTGTCCAGTTCCAGCGCTTACGGCGGTTACTGCTGCATTAAATGTGATAGAGGTTACAGTTTGGAATAAATTGACACTCTCAACTGTATTGCTATTAGGTCCTGCTATGGTTTCTGATATCGAAGATCCAGATAGCCCTATTCCCGTAATAATAAAATTAACAGCAGATAGGTTATTTGTTGAGGTTAGGGATACTTTTCTGAATATATTTGGAAAGTAAGCTATTCTTGATGTGCTATTTTCTCTAGCAGGAAGGGTTAATGAGCCATCTAGAGCTAAGGAACCAGCAGCCCCAAAGGTTTGCAATGAAGCTACTGAAGTGGCGCTCGCTGCTGGCCATGTAAAAACTGCTGGTATGCCCATTTAAGCTATTTCTCCCTCGATAGGATCGTTTTGAGCAAGCTTGATCTCTCCGCTTAATAGCTTATGAGATTGCTCAAAAGCAGCCAAAGCGCCCTTCTCGGATAACATATGCTCCGTATGAAGCTTTATGTCTTGCTTAATCAACTTTTTCTTTGCCATTAAATCATTGATTAAATCAGAACGTTGTTTGATGACGCTCTTTATCTCTTCAATCTTACTAACCAGAATTTTCAAGTTTGTTTCCATAACATTTCCTTACCTTTTGACATTAAAAATCGAAATCCATTAAGTTGCGCTTATAATAGAATACCAAATCTCAATTACTACAGTTCCTCCAGCGCCTCCGGTGAATGCGCCGGTATCATTTGTCAAGTAAATTCCTACATCTGTTACATTAGTTAAATCTGTTTCCGGACCTGTTCCGGCAACTCCGCAAAACTGGCTTGCGGCAGTTGTTAAAAATGCAGAAGTAACTTGAGATCCTGCTGCTGGACCGGCAAGATGGGCTGCATTTCCATATTGAGGGCCAATAGCGCCTCCGCTAGCAAATGCGGCACCTGCATAAATAAATTTAAGTCTCATATCATGGATATTTAATATTTTTCCAGCTCCTGGAGCAGGCAACAGCAGATGAGGCGTAGCATACATACCAGTAATATCTGACGCAGTTAAGGTCGTTGCGGTAGTAAATATGATTGGACCAATACTACTAGCCCTCATCGCCCCTAATGAATCAACAGTAATAGGAGTTTGTCCGGTTGTTGGATAAGCGTCTGGAAGTGTAAAAGCTAAGTTTGCTGTTGGATTTTCGCAAGACAAACTTATATAAAATGTATTCGCGGTATTCCAGAATCTTATTTCACCATTGTCTGTATCGCCTTTTAGATTAAAAGCCCCAGTTCCTTTAAGGACGACATCTAAACCAACATTTGTATCTGAACCGCCAACGCCAAGTATTGGATCTTGACCGGTTGCTCCGCCTGTTAAATCAATAAAATTTACAGCGGTAGCGGTTGGAGAAACCCTAGCCTGTACAGCGCCATTAGAAAAGAAATTAACAACACCGGTTCCTTTTGATTTTAAATCTAAACCAATATTTGTATCTGTTCCAAGGACAGAAATGATTGGATTAGTACCAGTTGCAGATCCTGTTAAGTCTAAGTAATTTACAGCAGAAGCTGTAGAAGAAATTTGAGCTTGACGCAATCCGCCAGCACTTATCCCAACAGTGTTAGCTGCCGGATGGTATATACCGGTATCTAAGTCGCCCGTAAAAGTATAAGAAGGAGCAGCAGCAGAACCAACGTCTGCAACAAAGACGCCACCAGCACTATTGGACAAAGTTATCCAAGCACCACCTTCTCTACCCTGTAATTTACCTAACGTAGAGTCATACAATAACATCCCATCAATAGGCGTAACCATTGCATTCTTTTGTGTAGTCGTTAATCTTGTTGCAAGAAATGCGCTTGTCGTTGATTGAAGCTCTAATGCAATACTACCAGGCACGCCGCCAGATGTGGTAAAGGATGGCAACCCATCTACAGACCCACCAGTTACTTGAGTATTTTCACCAATAAGAAATGGGCTTGTGAAAGTAGTTGGATTCGTGAAGCTGAAAGGAATCGCCATATCGTTCTCCAAATATAAAAACTATTTCTATAATGGGAGGGTTTTTAGCCCTCCCTATCTTCAATTAAGGACCGTTTGAACCATAGGCAGCTCGGAAGTTAGATACACCGAATGCATATCTTTCTACCGCTTTAGCCATAATATTGTCAGTTTGGAAGCTGCAATACATGTCGGTTTCAATCTGTTCACGAACATAATGCTTGAATCCATCAGGAGCATTGGTTAACAAGAACCAAGCATTTGGCAGAGTAATAAATTGGTTTACTCTGAATCCTTGAGGAACAGAAGACATGTTGTAAACAGCAGAAATGTCGTTGTTAGGCGTATTGGTTCTGAATTCAGATCTCAACAATCTGCAAGCGGCAAATTCACCTTGAGGACCAACAATTAATTTCTCAGGTTTCGTCATGCAGATAAGGCCTGCTTGATCTCTAAATTGACGAATTGCTATGATTGCCGCTTCTAATGAAGCTTCATTCAAGTCAGCCTGAACTGATGGTGTATTTGCAACAACACCCGTATCAACTGGATGAGAAGTCGAGAATAATGCTTGGCCATCACCAATTGGGAACGAAGAATTGAAACCATTATTTAATACAGCAGCACCAAGAATTTCTTTTGTTTGCAACATAGATTTCTTGAGCGCTTTTACCATCAATGGGAATTTTGTCTTGTACAGGTTGTCCATTATCGCTTGACGAGTAATGTCAAAAGATAATGCAACATATCTGCTTTGATATTGCGTTATGAATCTTTGGCCCATTGTATCGACAGCCGTTGGCGCACCTTCAGCACGTAACTGAGCTAGACCAAGCATTCTCATTTCAACTTCAATTTCGACTGCTTTGTCAGATTCGTATACTTCAAAAATTTCTGTCCATTGTGATGGATAGCTTGGATAATCACCGAAAACCGCTGCAAGACCAGGTCTTAATAGGTTTGCGATGCTTGTGGTATTAATTGCCATTTGTCATATCTCCTGTAAAATCTTCTGAATTAACTGCCTAAAGTACCTGTTCCGCCTTTGTATTTGTGATTGTTTATAATGACAAGCACGTTGTTATACCATTGAGCAGAACTTGTTGGTGTACCGTTTCCAGGAACAGGAACAAATTTAATCAATTTAAGATTTAAAGTTGCGCCAGTATTAATCGTTGTATAATCAAGATACGTAGAAGAAAGTCCCGTAGCGGTACTTCCTGAACCTAATACAAACGAGGCATTAAAGCCCATATTGGATTGGGAAGCATAAGGATGAGTATGAGGGCCAGTAGAGTCGTCAACTTGTATATCAAACATAACGTTTGCGTCGTTGACAATCATGGCTTGCGCATCTTGAGTTTGGAAAGTTACAGTTGATGCTGGCCAATATTTTGAAAACTGAGGATTTCCAGTAGAATCATAGTATTTTACGCCCTGGAATACACCAACTAAAGGGTTAGTTCCAGCTGCACCAATTGCCAGATATCCATTAGTCGTTGTGACCGGATCTCCAGTAAAAATTGAAGTAGCATAACCAGAAGCGATTGGATAATCTAATGTTTGACCGTCCCAGACTGCACCATTAAGATAGGTGCTAGGGAGAAAGCCTTTTGGGCTATTTTGACCATTACCATACGACATACATGTTCTCCGTTAAAACAATTAAGTTTTGACAGTTACTCAATGCAAATAGCATCAAGTTTCATGATGTCGCATGATGGGAGCTTAAAGCTCCGGCCCTATTTATAGAGGTTTGGCCCACTCTTATTAAGACTATATCATACCACTTTCAAAAATCGGAACCTCTAGAAGGTATAATTTCTTCCACCTCGGCCCATTTGATTCCCATAATTGATTCCTGACCTGATTTCGTTACGGATCCCCTTCTCAGGCTCCATGCTATCAAAGACCTGGAAGTTCGTAGGAATTCTAGAATCGTTCAGGTTATTATCCAGACCATGCAAGTTATTCTGTAACATATAGGTTTCCCTATTATAGAATTCTTGCATCTGCCTATGAATTTCTGTCGGTATCTCACATAGAAGCAATCCGCCACTCATAATATATTGAGATAGGTGGGAAGTTGGGTTCAATGTGAACT